CGCAAGGCACGATCCCAACCTACGGTGCGATTTCTATGTTTGAGGTCAGCAACCGTGTTCCGTTCAGTGGCGCACCAGCAATCGAAAACATTTCATTCATCGGCGATGGTGCAATTCTGGACGGTCGCCGCGATGAACAAACTGGATCATCTCCGGGATACGATGGCATCTTATTTGAGACAAGCGACGTACCACAACAAGCTGACTTTGGCAAGATCAAAAACATCTTGGTAAGTGACATCACAATTGACCGCATTGGCTATGATGGCTTTTATGTTGCTGGTGTTGATGACATGGAAGTGCGCAACGTCAAGACGTTATTTTCTCCTCGCATCGGCATCGTGGTGGTTGGTGGCACAAACATTCGATTTATTGACTGCGAAGCCAGCTACACCATTGGCGACAACCCCGGCTCACCAACTCCCGGCCCAGGCAACAGCGGTGATGGTTTCTGGAACGAGCCAAATTACGCTTGGCAAACAATTGATGTGAAGTACATCAACTGCTACGCAGAGAAAAACTATCAGTCCGGCTTTAAACCGTACAACGCTGGTGCAGACGCAACGCTGTCAATTGAATTGATTGCTTGCAAAGGTTTTGACAATTGCTGGGATGAAGTGACTGGCACACGTTTGTCGCTTCCCGCTGAAGCAAACTTTCGTGTCAGTCTCAACGATACGGCCAGCGTAACGGCTTATTTGCTGTTTAAGGACTGCGTAAGTCAAACCTCTGAGCGCAGCGGATTTAGCATCCAGCGTGGTGCGGCTAGCGGCGCAGGCTATGTCCAGCGCATCGTTGTGGACAACCTCGTGGTCATGGACTGCAACCGCAGCAACACCGATGGCGCGAACCGCAGCCCGATCTACATTCCAACAACTGCCGCAACAACATACCCGCTGATTGTGTTCAACGCGCCTGTTGTTGTGTCCACATACAACAACACCCTTGGTTACGGCATCGCAATTGACGACCCAACAGGCGTGTTTGTCAACAATCCGATTTTTGCGGGTGTGTTCAGTGAGCAGTTGTATATCACTGGCACATTGCCTGCATCACGCACAACATCAAACGTCCCAAACTTTTTTCTGGACCCTAACGCTGACCAGTCTCCTACTGGCATTGCTGGTAATGTGACCAAGTTCTACAAGCCGGTGCGTTTGGCGTCTTGGGATCAAACCGCACAGCCTTCCACTGGCGATATGTTTGCCAATGAGTTGACCGTGTGGCAGACCGATGCCGACCAATTTATTGGCATGTTTAAGCGCGATGACTCTGCGTTCTTGCAATACCTCGATTTTCGAGGTGGCTTCAGGTATCGAGGCGTGTTGAACTTGTCTGGATCACCTGCGAACATTTCCGCACAAAGTGTTGAAACGCACACGCTCTCTGTTCCCGGCGCTGCGCTTGGTGCTTTTGTTGAAGTGTCTTACACAGTTGCTTTGAATGATGCTTTGATTCTGCAAGCGCAAGTCACTGCTGCCGACACTGTGACTGTTCGATTCCATAATCCATCCAGCGGAACCGTCAGTCGTGCGACTGGTTATGCTGTTGTCAACGTCTTACCGTCCGAATAAGGAGCATCGAAATGGCACTCACCAAAGAAACAAAATTTAAAGGCGTCACAATCCCAGGCGCTTACATCCGGGTTAACAACTTTTCTGGAAGTAAAAACCACATTGCCTTCAATGTTGGTTTTTATGGAAATGCAGACGAGAATGGCGAGCGCGAGATGTTTGACCAAAAAGCCTATCAGTGCGCGTATGACCTCAACGGCTCAAACGCAGTAAAGCAGGCCTATGAGCATCTGAAAACCCTGCCTGAGTTCACAGGCGCACTGGAGTCCTAATCATGCTGAAAACTGTTGCTTCTTTGGTCAACCCAATCTTTGACGCCATTTCCGCAAATGCGTTCAAACTTTTGTCGGGCGGCATCATCACCGACGCAACCACAAGTCGAGTCCTGTCTGCCTCAGACAATGGCAAAGTGATCTACTGCACCAGTGGATCAGCCGTGACCATCACCACAGCCACAGGTTTGGGTGCTGGATTTTCCTGCATGGTCATTCAAGGCGGCGCTGGTCAAATCACTTTTGCCCAGGGCGCCAGCACCACGTTGGCCTCTTACGGCTCATTCCTCAAAACTGCTGGCCAGTACGCAGTAGTCTCTGTTGTCAGTCCAGTCGCTGACACCTTCATCCTTGGCGGGAATTTGACAACATGATCACGCTACCTCAAATGCAAGGCCAAGTGAATCGACCGATTCTTGCGGTCGAGTATCTTGTCGTCGCTGGCGGTGGTGGCGGTGGTGGTCGCAACGGCGGCGGTGGTGGTGCTGGTGGATTCAGAACAGCCACTGGCTACGCTGTACCAGCAGGCGTAAGCGTTTCTGTCATTATTGGAGCTGCTGGAACTGCTGGAGCTGGTACTGTTTCTGGTGGTGATGGCAGTCCGTCCACCTTCTTCGGCATCACCTCTGCTGGCGGCGGTGGTGGCGGCGCGTTTGGTGGAACCACGGGCGGTCGATCTGGTGGCTCTGGTGGCGGTGGCTCATGGAGTTCAGGCGCTTCTGGCTTGGCAACACCGATCGGTCAAGGCAACGATGGTGGCACAGGCGGTACAGATGGCGTATTTCGACCAGCGGCTGGCGGTGGCGGTGCATCTGCTGTCGGTGGCTCTCCTGGTGCTGGGTCAGCTGCTGGCAATGGCGGCAATGGCACAGCCTCCAGCATTTCAAGTGCGTCTGTAACTTATGCTGCCGGTGGTGGCGGTGGTTGCGGTGCAACTGGCACTCCCGGCACAGGTGGCTCATCGGGTATCGGTGGTGATGGTGCTGCTGGCGCTGGCACAGCCACATCGGGTGACATAAACACAGGCTCTGGAGGCGGTGGGGGTGGCAACCTTGCACCACAGCAAGGCGCTGCCGGTGGTTCTGGTATTGTGATTGTTAAGTATGCAGGCTCACAGCGTGCAACAGGCGGCACAGTCACATCGGCTGGTGGATTCACAATTCACACCTACACGACCTCTGGCACATTCTCATTCAACTACGATGAATAAACATGGCTCATTACGCAAAAATTGAAAATGCCGTTGTGCAGCAAGTTATCGTTGCGGACGAAGAGTTTGTCCGACAATTAGATGGTCAGTGGGTGCAGACCTCATTCAACACGCACGGGGGCACTCATCCAGAGGGCAGACCACTTCGCAAAAACTTTGCTGGCATTGGTTACACCTATGACAGTGACCGAGATGCCTTTATCCCGCCAAGGCCGTTTGAGTCTTGGGTTTTGGTAGAGGAAACTTGCCTTTGGGATTCACCTGTTCCATACCCTAACGAGAATGGGGATTATTATTGGAACGAATCTACACTTTCATGGATCATCAATCAGGAGTAAATCATGGCCACAAATTCCCAAATCGCATTCGCACCCCAAGGTGAAACCATCGTCGTAGCTGCAGCCGTAGCACCGCCTGCCGGCGTTCAGGCTCCGGTCTACGACAAGTTTGATGCCCAGGGCATGGGCCAGTACCGCATCGTCAACGGCAGCCAGAACACTGTGTTCTTGGGCGTTGGCTCGACTGCTGCGTTGGCGACTGCCAATGCCGTGGCCCCTGTGGCCGGCAACCCATCTCCGGCCATCGTGCTGGTGCCTGGTGCTGTGGAAATCCTGCGCTTTAACCGGACGGTCTACTTCAGTGGGGCAGCTTCTGGCGCATCCACTGTCTACATCGTGCCTGGCGAAGGCTTGTGATGTTGGAGACAGACGTGATGTCAGAGAGCAATGAGATCGACCTGGTGAAGTACGGCGTGCTTTGGCAGAAAGTCCAGGACATGGACAAGAAGGTGGACAAGATGGAGCGCAACGTTGAGGAGCTGCTGGCGCTGGCCAACAAGGGCAAGGGCGGTCTGTGGTTCGGCATGTCCATCGTCTCTGGCGTCTCGGCTGTGGTCGGCTACGCCTTAAACTACTTCAAGCACTGACCATGTCCGACAACGATCTATCCCGCGAGCTGGCCATCCTCAAGGAGCAGGCCAGGGTCGAGCTGAACAAGCTGGAGGCCACCTCTCCAGCCAAGGACGTGGCCGGCCGTGCCATCGGCAAGCAGGGTCTGTTCTACATCACGTTCATCGTGTGCATCGGCGTGGGCGCGTCCATCGTGCTCGACAACGAGAAGATCGCAGCCGTCATGGGCCTGCTGGGCGCCGCTTTGACCGCGCTCATCTCCATGCTCAACGGCATCGCTGGCGCGAATGCCAAGCAAGAGAAGCCTGAGTTCGAGGTCATGAAGCAGTTGATCGACAAGCTCGACCGACTGGATCGTCCAGAGCAGCCAATGCGTGTGGACGTTGAGGGCGATAAGGTTACTGTTCGCAAGGGCGATGACGTTGTTACCGCCAAGAAGGAGTAATCATGGACTGGCTCAAGCAGATCGCACCAACCATCGCCACTGCACTCGGTGGCCCACTGGCCGGCATGGCTGTCTCGGCAGTCTCCAAGGCCATCGGTGTGGACGAGAAGGAAGTCGGCGACCTGATTGCCAACAACAAGCTGACTGCCGACCAGATCGCGCAAGTCAAGCTGGCCGAGATCGAGCTGGCAAAGCAGGCGCAGGAACTGGGCCTGAACTTCGAGAAACTGGCGGTCGAGGATCGCAAAAGCGCCAGGGACATGCAGGCCACGACTCGCTCGATGATGCCTCCCATCCTGGCCGGCGCGGTCACTGTCGGCTTCTTCGGCATCATGGTGATGATGTTCTTCAACCAGATCGACAACAGCAACCCGGCAATCCTGATGATGCTGGGCAGCCTGGGCACGGCCTGGACAGGGATCATTGCCTACTATTTCGGCAGCTCGGCTGGCTCGCAGGCCAAGACCGATCTGCTCTCCAAAACCACCAAGTGAAGACGCCATGAAACAGAACTTCGACGCTGCATTGGCTGCTGTCCTACACCACGAGGGCGGCTTTGTGAATCACCCCAAAGACCCAGGCGGCATGACGAACCTCGGCTGCACCAAGAAGGTCTGGGAGGAGTACTGTGGCAACGAGGTGGACGAGAAGGCCATGCGTGCGCTCACGCCTGCCGATGTGGCACCTCTGTACAAGACCAAATACTGGGACAAGGTGCGCGGCGACGAGCTGCCGTCTGGCGTCGATTACGCTGTCTTCGATGCAGCCATCAATAGCGGCCCAGGAAGGGCAGCGAAGTGGCTTCAGACATGCGTTGGCGTCGAGCCAGATGGTGGCATAGGCCCGAAGACTTTGGCGGCTGTGTCGGCCTTTGATGCGCAGCGGCTTGTCGAGGCCTATTCCAAGCGCAGGCTTGCTTTTCTTGTTAACTTGCCGACCTGGACAGACTTTGGCAAGGGCTGGGGCAGGCGCGTTGCAGATGTGCAGGCCAAGGCAATCGGCATGATTGCCTGAGACCTACTGAGTGGCCTTGCGATTGCGGCAGGCCTCACGCATCGCTGGCGTGAAGTCTGGGTGAAATGATGCCAGGCTGCAGTCGATCACCCGTCTTTCAGGTGCGACTATTGCAGATGCTGCAATCAGGACGATCCACATGCAGGTTACCAGCACCACGGCCAGCACCACGAGCATGGCACTGGCCATCCTTTTCAGGTATCCAGCCACAGGGCTGGCAGGCAGTGGATCAGCGGCCAGCATGACTGGCCTGCATTTGGCCACACGGGCAGGGCACTCGCGGCCCTGCACGCAGTCGTGGTCACAGCAGTTCATTT